CTAAAGGAGACAAACATGGCAATAAATCCAAACACTGACTTTACGGCTGGTCAGATTCTCACCGCTTCACAGCAGAATCGCTTCCCGCGTGGAGTAATGGCGCTGAATAACAACACCTCAGTAGATTCAAGCGTAGTAAACACAGAGGAAGTAACAATAACGAGTAGCGCGTTTACGGCGGTTGCTAACCGTTACTACCGCATTACCTACACCGAGCCTGAACTGGCTGCCGGCACGGGATATATTGTTGCTCGGCTGAGGCAAACAAACCTTGCAGGCACACAATTACAACGAGCCGACAACACAGTGAACGGCACTGACCGTTTCATCACTCTTGTATGGGTGGGAACTTTTACTGCTGGTTCAACAGTTGTGGTCGCAACTTTGCAAAACTCGTCAGGAACCGCAACTGCTACTAGAGGAGCAACTTTTCCTGCTCAACTTATTGTTGAGGACATTGGCCCTGCATGACCCGAAAAACCCTAGTTTTATTGGTTGTTTTGTTACCGCTCACAGCCTGCTCAGACCGTGTACGCCACAACTGTGAAACCACAGATACCGCAAACAAATCATTCATAGAAAGCAAATGCGCATGAAACCCGAAAACAGACTTAGCAACGAGCAAATAAAAGCACGTTTAATTCTTGTAGTAGGCGTATGCCTTTCGAGCGCGTTCCTGTTCTCAATCGTTGCGCTGCTATACGGCCTGCTTTTTGTAGTGCAACCAACCGAGCAAGCACCCAACGATTCTGAAGCGTGGGCAATTCTTTCCCCAATGCTCATGACTCTTGCCGGTGGACTTATCGGTCTGCTTGCTGGCAACGGACTTAAAGACAAACCCAAAGACCCACCAGTATGACAAAGGTTTACCCATACAAAAAACTTGTTTTACCTGCTGAGGTAGCCAAAGTTGGCAACGGCAATTTGACCCCAGCCATGCTTAAAAAGGTCAAGACAGGTGGCGTTATGTGGACAGGTGCAGCAGTGGCTTTTAACAAGCTCTACACAGACTGTCTTGCTGCTGGTTTCAAGCTGCGCAATGTTGGCGACTACCGCCCATTCGATAAACAACTAGCCATGTTTGTTGATCGTTACGCGCTAAAAGACTCAGGCCGTAACCCACAAGTAACACGCAAATACCAAGACAAACTGTGGTACCTCAAAAAGGGCAAGTCGCCTAGTGGTGTGCCGGGTACTTCTAACCACGGCTTCGGTCTGGCAATAGATGTCGGCTATGAAAAAGATGGTGCCCTTGTCTCAATGGGTGGCAAGTGTCTTGACTGGATGTGTGCCAACGCACCCAAGTATGGTTTTTACCTTCAAGGCTCAGACCCTAAATCGCCTGAGTTTGAAGCGTGGCACTGGCAATACGTCTGTGGCGACAAGCCACCTGTACTGCCGTAAAGGACTCTCAGCCACTGTTTGAGCAGTGCTGAGGCTAGGTGGTGGGTGTCTTTGTTTCCATTGGGATATCCACCACCGACTTCGCAAATTGTGTAAAGTAACCATCGCTACTCAAATAGCAGAAAGTCAAAGGAAACATGATCTACACAGACCTACCATTGTTCAGGGCTACAGACCCGGACACATCCCGCCAGCCAAGCCCTATTCGGGTGAATACCCATCGAGCGTTACTGCTGCAGGAATACTTTTACGCCACGCTGGGCCTGACTGATGAGGAAGCAGGCGCTAGAGCCGCGCTAAACGGTCATGACATTAAGGGCTATTGGAAGCGCTGTTCAGATTTGCGCACTCTAGGTCTAATTGAGGACTTAGGCATCCGTAGGGCGCTTACAAGTGGCTCTCAGGGCATTGTGTGTGCAATCACACAGGCAGGAATAGACACAGTTAGGGGCTGGGCATGACCGATACCCAATTTGTAGTCAGTTTCGTTATCGGCTGGGTGTCCTGCTGGCTCTACCTGAAAATGATGGCGAACAGACCATGATACCGACATGGGGCTATGTGGCTCTAAGGTCTAAAGATAAGAAAACCATGGTGCAAGTCTTTACAGACTTATCCACAGGCCTGATTGTTTATACCCAAGTCTGCCAACGTGCAGAGTCTTGGCATTCATGGGGGCCGCCTACAGAAGTTGAGAGAGTTGATTAAGAAACTCATGGCACTAACGCTTATTTTCGCCCTATCCACCCCAGCCCACGCAAGTGCAGCTGCTAATTCATGCCCTAAATGGGAACCGCTACTGGCCGAGTATTTTCCTGCCAAGGTTGTGCCTGCTATGAGCAAAATCATGTGGCGCGAGTCGCGCTGCCTGCCCACAGCGATTGGCTGGAATTACAACCCCGGCACAAGCCATGCAGATTGCAAACTGTCCCCAGCCAGCACATACCGAAAGTGCAAGGCAGTCAAGTCCTACGACCAAGGGCTGTTACAGATCAACTCAGGGTGGCAGACTGTGACACGGGCTGTCTGTAAGAAACAAGACACAATGAAAGCACTGCTCACACCGCGTTGTAATGTCAAAGTCGCACAGTACCTGTACCGCAATGGTGGGCTAGGTCACTGGCGGGCAACATCAGGAAAATAACAAAGGAAACAAATGGATACATCAACAGGTGAACTAATCGCCCGACTAATGAACCTCAGCAACCAACTTGCTATAGAGCTGCGCTTTAAGGAGTCCAGCCTTGTGCTTGAAGTTGTCGGGCTACTGCACTCACTACCAACTATCGCTGAGCAAAACCGCAACGCTTGGCACCCCTCGCTTAACACTTCTGGCGCTTCTAAAGGCATTACCTACATCAGCACTGTTAAGCAAACACATGAGTGAGTACACCCACAATGATGACGTGGCGGAGTTGCTGTACCAAAACGAACGCGACCTAAACAAAATCATTTACGCCAAAGACCAAGAAATAGAAGTGCTTAAAAGAGCGCTGGACTATTGCAATGCGGAACTAGACCGCTTAGAGAAAGAGCACGCCCGTGGCTTTTAACCTTGACGAGTACACACCCGTAAGTGAGCGCATTAAGCAGTTTTGGATTGACCACCCTGCTGGCGCTATTCATTCAGAGCTTGTATTTGACGATGGCAAAAGGTGCATAATTAAAACGACACTGTGGCTAGACAAAAACGACCCTCAGCCAACCACTGTGGACTACGCAGAGGAACACTTAACTGATCGTGGCGTTAATGCCACTAGCAGAATTGAGAACTGCTGTACGTCATCGCAAGGCCGAGCTTTAGCGGCTGCCGGGTATTTGGGTGCTGACTGGACTAAAAAGCCGAGCCGTGAGGAAATGGGCAAGGTGGTCAGGATGCAAGGCGACACGCAAGTGACCGAGAACAGCAACCTAGCCAGCGATAAACAGCAGAACATGATTAGAGCCGTCTGTAAATCTATGGGCAAAGTACCGCCAGCCAATTTGCAGGCCATGACTAAGCGTGAGGCAAGTGCCTACATTGACACGCTAAAATCGGGCGAGCAGGCAGCGCCACAGTACGACACACCAGAGGAACCCTTCTAATGCTTGACCTACTAACCCTTGTCATCATGCTTACAGCCGTCTTTGCTTGCGGTTTCATGCTTGGGCAAAAGTAATGGGCAATTACGCACAAATGGAACCCAGCCAAAGAGAAGCTAGAAAAAAGCAAATGAGGCTGTACTCAAATGCTCGATATCACAGAATGAAGGCTGAAGGGCATCAGTTTAAGTCACGAAAAAAAGACAGTAAACCAAGGACAGACAAGTCAAGAAAAGACTTTATAAATGCTTACAAAGTTAATAGAGGCTTTTGCGTTGATTGTTATTTGCCTTGTGAGTTGTGGAATGTAGTTATGTTTGCTTTTGATCATCTTGACCCAGCCCAAAAAAGTTTTACGATTGCCAAAGCCCGTGTTTATAAACCAACGATTGAACAGTTAGTTCATGAAATGGAAAAGTGCGAACTTGTTTGCCACAACTGTCACGCTTGGCGCACTTGGATTGAAAGGTCGCATGACTACATACAGCGCACGCCGAGAACTATGCCTTTGCCATTGCTGGAGATGATGTATGCAGGCGATTAGTGAGGCCTCATTCCTGCAGCAAGTCAAAGGGCTGGCCTACATACACGGTTGGGACTGCCACCACGCACAACCCTCAATGACACGCACCGGGCGATACATCACCACAGGCGCTGCAGGATTTCCCGACTTAGTTCTGTGCCATCCCACTAAAGGGTTAATTT